TCTGATTCTTCAGGAAGCACAACTAAAATAGTTGATGTTTCTGCATTAAATTCAAACAATGGTAAAACTTGCAAAACTGTAAGACTTAATAAAGTTAGTTTTAACGTTTCTGTAACAGCACCAGTGGATGCAATTAGAATGCAATGGGATGCTGATACAGACGTAGTGTTTCAAACGTTATCAGGTGAAATGGAGTATGATTATTCATCGTTTGGTGGACTTAAAAACACTGAAGCAACAGGTTATACTGGCGATGTAAATGTTGTTTTACCAGCTTGCTCTGATGGAGATACAGGCACAATTGTTTGTGAATGGATTAAAGTTTACGAATCGTAGGAGTTTAAATGGCTAATACTACTTCGGGAACAACAACGTTCGATAAAACTTTTGCTATTGATGAAATAATAGAGGAAGCTTTTGAACGTATTGGATTAAATTCTGTGGCTGGCTATCAAATAAAGTCAGCCCGAAGATCTCTTAATATCTTATTTCAAGAATGGGGTAATAGAGGTATTCATTATTGGGAAATAGGTTCAACTAATTTAGATCTAATTGAAGGTCAAGCAGATTACGATTTTTTTAGATCAAGTGGTGATGGAACCTCAGCTACAACCACAGATCCAGCTAGTGTTTTTGGTGTATCCGATGTTCTTGAAGCACAATTAAGATCTAATAGAACACAGACAACACAATCAGATAGTCCGATGACAAAAGTAGATAGATCAACTTATGCAGGATTCTCAAACAAATTATCAAAAGGAACACCTAATCAATATTGGGTAGAAAGATTTATAGACAAAGTTACTATACACGTTTATCCAACACCCGATTCAACAAATGCATCTAAAGATATGCATTTCTTTTTTATAAAAAGAATACAAGATATTGGAGACTATACAAACGCAACTGATGTTCCGTTTAGATTTGTGCCTTGTATGGTATCAGGACTTGCGTATTATTTATCACAAAAGTATCAACCAAATTTAATTCAAGCTATGAAACTTGCTTATGAAGATGAGTTTGCAAGAGCATTAGCAGAAGATGGTTCTGCTTCTAGCACACATATAACACCAAAAGCATACTACCCAGGAGTATAATGGCAATAATTACAAAAATATTAAGAAAAGCTGGAAGCAAAGCAGATAAAATTTTTAAAAATGTTTACAAAGGTGAAAAAGGTAGTCCTTTTAAAAATGTAGATGATTTAGGAAGTCCTCCTTATTTTAGAGAGAAAAATATTAAACCAGGATCAGAAAAGAAAAAATTAAAAGAAGTAGGTCCTAAAATCCAGAAAGAATTTAAGAAAAAAGATAAAGAAAAACCATTAAGAGATAAACAAATGGGTGGATCAAAGTATTTAAGAGGTGGTGGAATTGCACAACGTGGGTTAGGTAGAGCATTTATGAAAGGTGGAAGAGTTAAATAATGTCTAAATACGCAACAGGTAAATACGCAAAAGCAATATCAGATAGATCTGGTTTAGAGTTTCCATATAGAGAAATGGTTAGAGAATGGAATGGGTCTTTTGTACATGTATCTGAATTTGAACCAAAGCAACCACAGTTAGAACCAAAACCAACAAGTGCTGATGGTATTGCTTTAAGACATGTTAGGACTGCAAGAACAGAAAATGATGTTCCTTATGCTTTACCAGAAAATGCTTTTGAAACTTATCAATCAGGATCAGGGGTTATTAATGTAACAGCACCTGGACATGGATTAACAAATGGCACAACATATAGATTTAGAGGAGCGCCGTTAGCTATAACTGCCTCGGGTGGATCTTTTCAATTTGCAAATCCAGAAAGCTTTGATGGGATTACAGGTGCAAACATTGCAAAAGCAGCTGGTTATTCTATAACTACAGGTATCTTTAGAAGTGGTGCAAGAATTAGCACTGATTTTGCTGTGGCAAATTTCTTCTTCTTTACAGTTGATACAGATACTGCTACAAAAGGAGAGGTAAAAGGAGGAGGTGTTGGCTGTTCAGTAGGACCAGTTACACTAAGCGCATGATTAAAAAAATTAAAAATTTTATTTGTAAGTTATTTGGCATTAAACAATGTGAGTGTCCAAGCGAAGATAAAATTGAACAAAAAGAATCACCAATAATAAATGAAACTGCCAAACAAAAAAAGATACGTTTAAAACATAAAGGAGATTCTAAATAATGGCTGGATTAAGTGCATCAGGATTAAAAACACAAATAAGAAGTTACACTGAAACAGACTCAAATGTTTTATCAGATTCTGTTTTAGAAAATATTATTTTAAATGCACAATATAGAATATTTAGAGATGTACCAATTGATGCAGATAGAAAACAACAAATAGGAAATTTAGTAGTTGGACAAGAAACAATTAATGCTCCAGCAGGAGCAGTTTTTATAAGAGGGGTACAAGTGTATGACTCAACTTCAGCTTCAACAGGTGCTAATAGATGGTTAGAGAAAAAAGATGTAACTTATTTACAAGAATATATACCATCAACAGAATCTGCTAAAAGAGGTCAGCCTAAATATTATGCTATGTTTGGTGGTGCCACAGGAGAATCCGATACTACATCTGGTAGAATATTTGTAGCTCCAGTTCCAGATGCTACCTATAAATTTAGGGTTCATTATAATGTAATGCCTGCACTATTAGAAAATGATGACACTAATTATATTAGTCTTAATTTTCCAAATGGACTATTATATTGCTGTTTATCAGAGGCATATGGCTTTTTAAAAGGTCCAGTAGATATGTTGACTTTATACGAAAATAAATATAAACAAGAAGTACAGAAGTTTGCTAACGAGCAAGTTGGTAGAAGACGAAGAGATGACTACACTAATGGCGCTGTTCGTATACCAGTAACCTCAGCAAACCCGTAGGAGATTAATTATGGCAATATCATCGGCAATTTGCACAAGTTTTAAACAAGAAATTTTAGTTGGAACGCACAATCTTACTGCGTCTAGTGGGGATACTTTTAAAATAGCTTTATATACAAGTGATGCATCTTTAGGTGCAGCAACAACTGCATTTTCAACATCAAATGAAATTTCAAATACATCTGGATCTGCATACAGTTCAGGTGGCGCGACTCTTACAAGTGTTACACCAACAACTTCAGGAACAACAGCGATATGTGATTTTGCTGACGTCAGTTTTACATCAGCTTCTTTTACAGCTAATGGTGCATTAATTTATAATTCTTCTCAGTCTAACAAAGCTGTTGCTGTTATTGCTTTTGGTGGTGACAAAACAGTATCTAGCGGAACATTTACAATTCAATTTCCAACAGCAGACGCAAGTAACGCAATAATCAGAATAGCATAGGAGGCCACCCATGTCGGTGACTTCAGGATGGGGCCGGTTAACCTGGGATCAATCTCAGTGGGGCGGTTCAACAGTTTTATTACAAGGATGGGGTGCTCGATCTTGGGGCGAAAACGAGTGGAATGAATTAGGTGATGTAATAGTTACACCTACTGGTCTATCTGCTACTACATCTTTAGGTAATTCAGAAGAGTTTAACGAAACAGGTTGGGGAAGACTAGCCTGGAATGATGCTGACTGGGGCGAAGGAAGAGACGAAACTGTTTCTATAACAGGGTTAGAAGCAACTGCGTCTCCTGGTTCTATAACACCAGCATTTACATATTTATTAGAGATGATTGGTGCTAATCACTCTATGACCACTAGTATTGGTACGGTTAGTGTAGACGCTGAACGAGGTGTTCCTGTAACCGGGGTCGAAGCTTCTTTTGCAACTCCAACTTTATCTTATTCAGGTACATTAGTTGGTTGGGGTAGAGATGGTTGGAACGATAATTCGTGGGGTGAATCTCCTGATCAAGTTATTGCTTTAGTAGGTAGAGCAGCAACTGCAAGTGTGGGTTCTCTAGCTCCTGCAGATGTTGTTGGTTTAACTGGTCAAGCGGCTACAACAAGTGTTGGTTCTACAACTATTAAACTAGATTCAACACCAGCACTTACAGGACAATCAACTACAGCTAGTCTTGGAACTTTAGGTTTAGAGTTTGGACCAGCATCTATTTCAGGAGTATCTTCTACCGTCAGTCTTGGAACGTTAGGTTTAGAATTTGGACCAGCAGAAATAACTGGTATATCTTCAACAGCAAGTGTTGGATCTGTAGAAGTTGGTCCTGCTACTCTTGTTGATTTAACTGGCGTCACTGCAACCTCATCTGTGGGTTCTTTAACTCCTGCAGATGTTATGGGATTAACTGGTGTATCTTCAACAATAAGCGTTGGTTCTATTACTCCAGCAGATGTTGTAGGTTTAAGTTTAGATGCTATTAACGCTTTACAAGGAGAGGGTGGTGTTGAGGCTTTTGCAAACATAAATACAGGATCAAATAGTAGTTTTTCTGGGGTTGCAACCGGATCAAATACATCGTATAGTGATGCATCAACAGGATCAAATTCGTCCTATTCTGATCAATCAACAGGATCAAATAGTTCGTATTCAGATGTTGCAACTGGATCAAATACAAGTTATAGTGACGCTGCATAGGAGATAAAATTTATGGCATCTACATTTACGCCTTTAGGTGTTGAACTTCAAGCAACTGGTGAGAACGCCGGTACATGGGGATCAAAAACTAATGTTAATTTACAACTTATTGAACAAATAGCTGGTGGATTTACACAACAATCAATTGCAGGTGGTGCACAAACTACAGCTTTAACTATTTCCGATTCTGGAACTGGTGATATTGCAGGTCACAGAATGATCGAATTTACTGGCACAATTTCAGGTAATCAGATTGTTACAATTCCAAACGATGTTCAAAATTTTTATATTTTAAGAAATTCAACTTCAGGCTCTCACACTGTACAATTTAAATATGCAAGTGGTTCGGGATCTACATTTACCTTTTCTGCAACAGATAAGGGAGATAAGATTGTTTTTGCATCAGCTTCACCTGATGCAACAGATCCAAACATTTTAACACTTGCAATTGGAACAGGTATATCAGAAGTTTCTGCGGACACATCTCCGCAATTAGGTGGTGATTTAGATACTAACAGTTTCAATATAGCTTTTGATGATGCGCACGGAATTAACGATGAAAATGGAAATGAACAAATAGTATTTCAAACAACTTCATCCGCAGTAAACCAATTTGATGTTACAAATGCAGCAACAGGTAATGCACCTAGTATATCTGCAACTGGTGGAGATTCTAATATTGATATCGCTTTAATTCCAAAAGGAACTGGTGAAACTAAAGTAGGAACTGGAGCAGCAGATGCTACGATAACATCTAGTGGAGCCCACAATCTTATTTTAGATACAAACTCAGGAACTAACTCTGGAACAATTACGATTACAGATGGTGCTAATGGAAATATTGATCTTACACCAAACGGAACAGGAGATGTTACTTTACAAGCTGATACAGTTCAAATCGGTGACAACAACGCTGATGCAACATTAACAACTCAAGGAACTGGTGATTTAATTTTAAATACAAACAATGGCACAAACGCTGGAAACATAACTTTAGCTGACGGAGCTAATGGAGATATAAATGTTTCAACAAACGGAACAGGTGCAATTAAATTTAACGATATAGCGTATATTCCTCAACAAGCATTAACGTCATCATCTAATGCGGTTGCTTGGGATGCACAAGCTAAACCAAACGCTTTTCATCTAACAACAGAGAACACTACTTTTTCTGCACCAACTAATAATATTGAAGGTTCATTTATTTGTTTAGAGATTAATTACAACGGCTCTCATACAATAGCTTTTAACACAGTGTTTGAGTTTGCAGCTTCGACTGCACCAACATTTACATCAACAGATGGTAAAACAGATATTCTTGTGTTTAGATACAATGGAACAGTATGGCAAGAAGTAGGTAGAACATTAAATTTAAGTGAAAGTTAAGATATGCATGCAATAGTACAAGATAATAATATTACAGAAATTATAACAAGTCCTAAATCAATCGTGATAGGAGATGTAAGATACCCTGCTAAAATATTTCAGCTATGGTCAAAAGCTGAAAAAGAAGCGATTGGTGTATATGAAGTGGTTACTGATTCAACAAATTTTAAAGACCCAGAGTATTACGTTAATGCTAGTGAACAGTATAATTTTGCAAATAATCAAGTTACAAAATCATGGGGAACTGCAACTGCAAAACCATTAGATGATATTTTATATACACAAGAAGATTCAGACAACGGTCTTATGTCAAGTGATAACTCTGTTGGTGATGTAAAAATACAAGGTTTAAAAAATATTAAAATTGAAGATATAAAAAAACAAGCATCTAATTTATTATCCCCTACAGATTGGTACGTGATTAAAGCAACAGAAGTAGCTGACTATAGTGTACCGAGTAATGTTACAACATTCAGAGCTAATGTTAGAGCAAAATCAAATGAGATGGAAACTTCTATAAATGGTGCAAGTGACGTAGATGCGTTACAAGCTTTATTTACATACACACAACAAGACGACAATACTATTGCAAGACCATTAGGTGAATTTCCAAGATTGGAGAACTAATGACGGCCCCGTTAATTTTAGCGACTAATTCTGTCAAAGACACAGGATATGATGTTGATAACTCAGTAAGACTAGATCCAGCTGCCGATCCACACATGGCAGTAACGCAGGGAACTCCTACAAACGTTGATAAATATACTTTTTCTATATGGGTTAAAAGAACAGATATAGGTTCAGCTAACTCTAAAATATTTAGTGTAAGCTCTGGATCTGCCACTGGTGAAGAAAAATTAGAATTTAATCAAGACGATGTAATTTGGAGACAAACAGATACATCAGGAAATACAAATTGGGAAAGAGTAACTGATAGAAAACTTCGGGACGCTAGCGCCTGGTATAATATTATAGTTGCCTATGATAGTTCACAAGGAACAGCTGCGGATAGATGTAAAATGTATATTAATGGAGTTCAAGAAACAAGTTTTTCTGGTGATAGTAATCCATCTTCTGGTCAGGATAGTTACACAAACACAAGTGGAAGAAGTTTAAAATTTTTTGCTTTACACTCAAGTCTAGGCACACAAACTGCCGGTGGTTATTATGCAGAAATGGTTTATATTGATGGACAACAATTAGATCAAACATCATTTGGTGAGTTTGATTCTGATAGTCCTAATGTTTGGAAACCAATTGATGTATCTGGTTTAACATTTGGTAATAATGGATTTTATTGTGAATTTAAAAATAGTAGCGCTTTAGGCACAGACACGAGTGGTAATTCTAATGATTTAAGCACTACTAACTTTTCTGCAACAGATCAAACGACAGATACCTGTACAAATAATTTTGCTATTATAAATGTAAATGATAATTACTGGGCAAACGCAACTATAACACAAGGTGGTACAAAAGTTGTAACAGGTTCAAGTAATGAAGCAATGAACACAAGTACTTTTGCTATGACTAAAGGTAAATGGTACATGGAAGTAGATAATATATCTGGTTCTGGTGCTAAGGTCTGTGGTATAACACCAACTGTATCTTTTCAAACATCTTCGCATGGTAAAGCCGGAGATGTTACACCACATACAATTAGTTACGTTCAAAGTGGTAAAGTACAAGAGGGTAATGGATCGGGTGGACAAACTGATTTAGCCTCTTATGCGAGTTATGATAATGGGAACATAATTGGAATTTATATGGATCTTGATAATATGAAAGCTTATCTTAGTAAAGATGGATCACTACAGAGTTCTACTGGGATAGATTTAGAACCTTTAGCAAGTAATGGAACAGGACATTATATGTTTTTTGTTGGAGATAATAATATTGGTTCAAGAACTTGTGAAGCTAACTTTGGAAATGGTTTTCAATCTCTTTCATCTGCTGTGGCTGATGACAATGGACATGGTGCATTTGAATTTTCACCAAATATAACAGGGGACGGTGAAGCAAAGAAATTTTTTGCTTGTTGTTCTAAAAATTTAGCGGAGTTTGGATAATGGCTTTTACAAGTGTAGACGACCCATCAATTTATTTTAACACAATACTTTATACGGGGAATGCGGCAGACGGCAGTAGCACAACACAATCCCTAACAGGTGTAGGATTTCAACCTGACTGGGTATGGATAAAATCAAGAAGTAATACATTTAAGCATGAATTATATGATGTTGTTAGAGGAACTGAAAAAGGTTTAAACTCAAATGATGATAGTGCTGAACAAACAAGGCAAGGTTTAACAGCTTTTGGCTCAGATGGTTTTACTGTAGGTCCAAATGGTAGAGAAAATAATAATGGAGATACTTATGTAGCATGGAATTGGAAAGCTGGTGGCTCAGGAAGTTCTAACACGAGTGGAACTATAAACTCAACTGTATCTGCAAATACTACTGCTGGATTTAGTATTGTGGGTTATCAATCTAATGGTTCATCATCACAAACTGTTGGTCATGGACTAGGGGTTGTGCCAAATATGATTATATCAAAAAATAGAGATACAAGTGGATCAACTTATGGAAATTGGATTGTTTATTCTAGTTTTCTTCCTACTGCAAACGATAAAAAACTTTTATTAAATGAAACTGCCACATCTTCAACTACAAACGAATGGGGTGATGCAGATCCAACGACAAGTGTATATTCAGTTCATACTTCTGGAGATGGTTCTACGAACCATACTTCTGATGATATTATAGCCTACTGTTTTGCAAATATACAAGGTTTTTCAAAGTGTGCGACCTACGTAGGTAACGGAAATGCTGACGGAACATTTGTTTATTGTGGCTTTCGACCAGCTTGGGTTATGATTAAAAATACTTCATCTTCTAATGATTGGATTATATTTGATATTAAAAGAGATACTAATGGACCAAATAACCCTGTGGGTAGAAAATCACTAGAGGCAAATGATAATGCGGCTGAAGTAACAAGAACAACTAAAGATATGGATTATTTATCAAATGGCTTTAAAATTCGTACATCTGATGGAACCCAAAATACCAGTGGAGAAACTTATTTTTTTATGGCTTTTGCAGAATCTCCATTTGTTAATAGCAACAGCGTTCCAAATAATGCGGAGTAATTATGTTACAGAAAATAGGCTTTGCTCCTGGAATAAACAAACAAGTTACACCAACTGCTGCTGAGGGTCAGTGGATAGATTGTGATAATGTTCGTTTTAGATATGGCACACCTGAAAAAATAGGTGGTTGGAAACAATTAGGTGAAAATAATTTAACAGGTGCAGGTAGAGGTCTTCATCATTATATAAATAGTCTTGGTCGAAAGTATGCAATTATAGGTACGAACAGAATATTGTATGCTTTTTCTGGTGGTGTTTTTTATGACATACATCCTATTAAAACTACAACTACGCTTACAAGTGCATTTACCACGACTAATGGATCAGCCGTTGTAACGATAACTTTTAGTGGTGCTCACGGTATAGCAGAAAATGATATTATATTATTAGACAATTTTTCTTCTATAACTAATTCTAATTTTTCGGAATCTGATTTTAAAGATAAAAAATTTATGGTGACAACAGTTCCTACAGGAACAACTATAACTATTACAATGCCATCAAACGAGTCTGGATCTGGTGCAACAACATCAGGTGGTATTAGAGTTCAACATTATTATCCAGTAGGACCAGCAGTTCAAGCAAAAGGTTTTGGTTGGTCTCTTGGAACGTGGGGAGGAAAAGAAATAGGGGCTGTTACTACAACATTAAACGGCTCTTTATCAGACGATACAGCTGGAACAGGTGGAACAGGAACATCTATTACATTAACAGATGCCTCACAGTTTCCAAGTTCGGGTACGAATTTTATTCAAGTTGGTAATGAAGAAATATCTTATACAGGTGTGTCTGGAAATAATTTAACAGGCATTACAAGAGCGGTTAGAAACTCAACAAGATCTGCTCATTCGGATGGTGCAACCGTTACAAATTCAACAGACTTTGTTGCATGGGGCGAAGCAGCCTCTGGTGACTTAGTTCTTGAACCAGGTATGTGGTCTCTAGATAATTTTGGTGATAAAGCTATCTGTTTAATTCACGACAGCGCTGTATTTGAATGGGACTCTGCAGCAACAAATGCAACAGATACAAGAGCAACAATTATATCTGGTGCACCAACTGCATCAAGACACATGATAGTATCTACACCTGATAGACACTTAGTATTTTTTGGAACAGAAACAACGATAGGTGATACATCTACTCAAGATGATATGTTTATTAGATTCTCGGACCAAGAAGATATAAATACATACACACCCACAGCAACCAATACAGCCGGCACACAAAGACTGGCCGACGGATCACAGATCAGAGGAGCTATTAGAGGTAGAGATGCAATTCTTGTTTGGACGGACACAGCTTTGTTTACACAACGTTTTGTTGGTCAACCATTTACCTTCGCATTTGCACAAGTCGGAACACATTGTGGACTTGTTGGACAGAACGCATGTGTAGAAGTAGACGGTTCTGCATACTGGATGTCAGAGAATGGTTTCTTTAGATACGCTGGTAAATTAGAATCACTACCGTGTTTAGTAGAGGATCATGTTTATAACGATATAAATTTAGATTCAGGTAATCAAATGGTATCTGCAGGATTAAATAATTTATTTGGTGAAGTTATTTGGTTTTATCCAACATCATCATCTTCTGTTGTAAATAGAATGGTGGCTTATAATTATTTTGACTCCTCACCACAAAGACCTGTTTGGACAAATGGAACTTTAGCCAGAACTATGTGGAGAGATTCTGCAGTATTTGGTAGTCCACATGCGTTAGAGTACGATGCATCTAATGATAGTTCCTTTGATGTGATAGGAAACACTGAAGGTAGAACAACATACTATCAACACGAAACAGGGACTGATCAAATTAAAGGTGGCACTACAACTGCAATTACAGCAAACATTGCATCTGGAGACTTTGATATTAGTCAAAGAACAACTGCGTTGGGTCAAACTACAGGGGCTGCAGATCTTAGAGGAGATGGTGAATTTATAATGAAGATAAGAAGATTTATACCTGATTTTATATCTCAAACTGGTAATACACAAGTCACATTACAATTAAGAGATTTTCCAAACGATAGTCAGGCTAGTTCTGCACTCGGACCATTTACAGTATCATCATCTACAAAAAAAGTAGATACACGTGCAAGAGCAAGAGCCATTGCATTAAAAATAGAAAATACATCTTCAGCTCAAAGTTGGAAATTAGGAACTTTTAGATTAGACATACAACCGGATGGACGTAGATAATGGCAAAGATAGTACAAGTATTAACAAGACCTGCACCTGATTATGATTTAGGAACAGCAGAAGCACAAGTAAGAGATCTTGATGCAATTGTAGAAAAATTAAATACTACGTTTCAACAAGAATTAAAAGATGAGGTAGAAGCATTTAACTTCTTTTTAAATTAATGGCTAATAGTTTTATAAATAAAAAAGTAGATTTAACTACAACCGATCTAACGACACTATACACAGTGCCTAGTTTTAAAACAGCTGTTATAAAATCATTGTTAGTGTCCGAGGACGCTGGATCAGGGACCACGATAACTATAACTTTAGTAAATGCTAGCAGTGCTATATTTAATTTGTTTAAAGATAAAGCAATAGCATCTAAAGCAACGACAGAACTTTTAACTCAACCTCTTGTAATGGAGGAGGGTGAAGCTTTGAAAGTACAAGCTGCTGATGCAAACGAGCTGCACGTCATAGCCTCAATATTAGAAATACAGCCAAGAGAGGTAACAACATAATGATCGAAATAAAACCAACAAAAGTAGAAACAACATATAGACACAAGGAAACTGGAGAGCTTTTTAAAGAAAGAAAAGATTGGGAAGCTAAAGGTTATAAGGAAGAAGACATGGCACAAGATGTAAATGTCTTAATGCCTAGCCTTGATTTATTAGGAGAAACAAAATAAGATAGAACGATGGCCATAACTAGAACTCAAATCGCAAAACAATTATTAGCAAACGGTGGAAGAACAGGTTTTTTTGAAGCTGGTTTAGCTAGAGGAGATGACATATCTCCTGGAACATCAACTAGTGGTGGAGATAGAAGAAGTCAAGATCGACCAAACATGCGAGATGTAGCAGGACCGATTAGACCAGTAACAAACCCGGTCTTTGGAGACCCTGATCCAGAAGTAGATGTTCCTACAAGATTAAGAAAAGACACAGGAACTAGTTTTTTAAAAAATTTAAATGCTGAAAGAAGAGCTAATCCTTTTTTAACAGGTGCCGCATTAATTAACCCTATATTTGGTATTCCAACTTTACTTAAGGTTGCAAAACAAACTGGAGACATGAGAAAAGCTTTAGGAGTGCAATCTCCAAAACCAGTTAACATGAGTGGTGGAGATAGAGATGGGGACATCCCTCTTTGGGCACAATTAGGTTTTAGTAGCGAGGCAGAATATTTAGCAGCGTTAGCTAGAGCTCAAGCACCAAGCACCACGGAACAAGAACCAGAAGAAGTTGATATGGATGATAGATATTTAGCATTCAGAGCTGATGGTGGTAGGATAGGATTTTTTAAAGGTGCACAAGCAGACGCTAGTGCAGGCAAAGGAGCTATGTCTCCTGGAACAGATACAGGTGGAGGATTTAGAGGTGGTGGAAATGATGGACCTAAAGGACCGACTAGCGGTGGTGGTGGTGGTAAAGGACCGGTTATAAAAGAAAAACCACCTGTTAATATTGTAAAAGAAAAAAGTAATCTTCAAAAAATTATGGATATTTTTGGTTTAGGTGGTGATAATGATCCTCAGGACGTTAGTTTAGGCACAGGTTTAGCAGAACAAGCTAAACAAAATATTATTAAAGATAAAGAAACAAAAGCACAAGGTATGTCAGAGGCTGAAGCTGAATTAAGAGCACAAGGACTTTTGGCTACTGGTGGTCGAGTTGGTCTTATGGAAGGTGGCATGCCTTACGAAGGTGGGATCATGGACCTTGAATCAGCAAGACAGATGTATGGTCTAGGTAAACTTGTTAAAAAAGTTACAAGAACAGTCAAGAAAATTGCAAAGTCACCAATAGGTAAAGCTGCATTGTTATATGCAGGGACAGCAGGATTAGGAGCTTTAGGTGCAGGAACTGCAAGAGCTACGACTGGATTTGGTGGTATATTTAATCCACGTAATGTTTTATCAAATGTAGGAACAAGTTTTTTAAAATTTAAAGGGACACCTATTGGTGAGTCAATTTTTGGAAAAACCATTGGAGATACTGACATGACTAGAACAGGTGGTCTATTAGGTTTCCTAAAAAGTCCTTTAGGTGCAATTACGGCAGCATCAACACTAGCAGGATTATTAACAGCAACACAAGAAGAACAGGCACAGGAATTATCAAGAGGTGAGGGTATAGATATAGAAGCAGCTAGAAGAATGATTTTACAGGCAGGAACCTCAGCAGATCAAAGAGCTTTAGCGTTTAAAGCTGACGGTGGTAGAATAGAATATCAAGAAGGATCAAAAGAACCGGTAGCTAAAAAGACTATGCCACTGTTAGATATGGGTGGCAAAGAAATGGATCTAAGAGAGGATGGTGGCTTTGTACCAATAGGTAGAATGGAAAAAGCAGATGATGTTCCTGCAAGATTGTCAA